TCATCTTCTAATTTTTCCAAGAGTGTTTCTACACTATTCATTCCGTGTCCTGTATCGAAAGTATAGTTTGGAAGTTGTTCGATTAGATTTTCAATGAATGGTCCGATTTCCACTGATATATGTTCTACTTCTTCTGTTTCCTTGTTTCTTTTCACAAGTTTAATTTTCTCACTTGATAAAAGAGACATTTGTGTGCTCGTTTCACCAACACTTTGTCCTGCAATCATACCAACCATCTCTCCAGGTGTTACAATCGCTTTTTTATAAGTACTTACAATGGTTTCTAACAAAACCACTAATGCTGCACGGTTAAACCGTTTTACTAAAAGTAAATCTTTGGGTGACAAATAATAATAATAGAGCACTTTGAATAATTTGGTAGGAGGGGAATAATAATTTTTCTCCAGAATGGCATACGTTTGGTCAATGAGTTCTAACGCTTCTAATAAAGTAAGGTCGACTAAAGAAGATGAATTAATATTCAACTGTCCTTGAATATTTCCAATAATATACATAAATGCCACTGGACAATTCACGACACTGTCTCCTTTCTTTTTGAAAACATTGTTGATAATATTTGTACGTTCTTCCAAGAACAAATCGATGATTTTCTTACTTTGTTCTAACCATTTTGCCTGTTGTTTTTTATTTCTGGTCAATGTATTTTTCAAAAGGATTTGAGATAAAGTCTTGTTTTTCCCGGTTTCTTCTGGAATTGTATAATGCGCATAAATATCTTGGGTACTCATTGTTACAAGGGGTAACATCTGATTTTCTACTTTCACTGGATCGATCCCGTCATCACCATAAGAGAATTGTACGATTTTACTTTTATTTGTACGAATTGTCATATCATATCCGACCATTAAATCTTCCAAACCTTTGATTAATCTTCGCTGTATATACCCTGTGGTCGAAGTTTTTACCGCGGTATCAATAAGACCTACACGACCACCCATCGCGTGAAAGAACATTTCTTGAGGATTCAATCCGTTGATATATGAACTTTCTACAAACCCACGTGCGCCTGGGGAATCATCATACTTGGTAAAATGCGGAAGGGTACGATTTTCAAATCCATAAGGAATACGTTTTCCATCTACATTCTGTTGTCCCAAACAAGAAATCATAAAGGAAATATTGAGATCACTTCCTTTTGAACCAGCATTTACCATTGTTACGAAACGATTATTTTTACTCAAATTCTTCAATCCGATTTTACCGGATTCAGATGAGGCTTGATTCAAAATATTATTTACCTGTGTCTCAAATTCTTCTTCATTTGTTTTACCTGTTGCATTGTCAAATACCCCAATCTGTACTTGCTCAATTAAATTTTTCACATCTGTTTTTTTATTTGTAATCACTTGAATAATGGATTGATTTGTTTTTGAATCCGAAATTAAATCACTAATACCTACACTAAAGGCAGTTGAAGTCATATATTCTGTCACCACATTTTGTAAATCATCGATGAATTTGGCGGAAGCCATATTTCCAAAATCATTGCATATTCGATGTAAAATTCCTTTTGTACCACCACCTAATACGCTCTTATCCATTTGACCACGAATATATTTTCCATTGATAATTTCCAAGAATGCGTTGGATTTTTTGGGGTCGTCTTTGTCATCAATAAATGCCTTTGTCTTATATTTTAAAGTAAGGGGTGCCATAATTTGTGTTAAAATATTGAAATTGCTGATTTTACCATTGTTTGCGGTTAATGCTTCTGCCAATTCTTGTTCATTGACGCGATTGAACATCATCAATATATTCATCGCATCACGTGGTGTAAATTTTATATTTTCTCTTGTAAACTGATAACTACCTAACATCGAGTCCTGATAAATGCCAATAATTGGCGAGTTGTTACCTGGACTGATAATTTGATAGGGTACTGCTGCTAAATTTCTTAATTCCGCCTCGGATTCTGGGTCTTGAGGCATATGTAAATTCATCTCCGGTGATTTCCCTAAGGTTTCCCAAAGGGCCGGACTGTATCTTAAGCAAACTCTGGATGGCTAATCCTTCATTGTTCACCAACACCCGTTCAGTCTCTGAATGCCTTTCATAGTCTGCCAAACGACCTTAGAAAGTAACACTGCGGATTGCCCAATCCTTCACATTATTACCATTGGGTACGACTATTAATCGTGTTCCTCTTTATCGTTTCCAATAAAGAGTGGTAGTGAAGGCTCTAAAGGGGTTTCCCGCATCAAGGTGTTTTGCTTTAATGGAACCTCTATGGAACTTATGGTTCCGTCAGGGTTCTCTTAAAACTAGGGAGTAGCACGCTTTTCACGCTCCCTGTTGGGGACAAGACTTGTCATTTAATCCCCATCAAAATCCGCATTGTAAGGCTTTGTCTTGCCTACCCTTACCATTTCTAGTAAGGCCGGAATACACCTTGTGCCTTATCAGGTTGGTTAAACCATCATTTAAGACCCGTAACCGTCTACTCTCTGAACCTTTCCCATACTCTTACCATAACGAGGTTAGGGACTTGGCTGCTGATTATCCAATCCTTTACATTTTTACCATTGGGTTCGGCTATTAACCGAGTTCCCCTTAAATGTTTCCATAAAAGGGTGGTAGTAAAGGCTCTAAGGAACTTCCAGCAATTTGATTACGTCGCAAATAAATCAATAAAATATCGATTTACTCACTAGGAGGTAGCACGCTTTTAACGCCTCCTGCTGCCGACACAAAGTCTATCGGCCACGTTCATACGAAACGTATCTCCACGTTTCATAATTCTCGCAATATGACACATCATCGACATTCGATGTAAAGTCGGTTGACGATTGAATAGAATCGCATCACCGTCCATCATATGTCGATGCACAATATCTCCTTCTTCCAAGACAATCGAATCACGGTCAATATAACGTAAAGTAATCGACTCGCCATTCTTCTTATCTAATATTTTCGCGCCGGGATATACATCTGGACCGTTTCGAACCAAAGCCAACAAGAAATTCTTATTGAGTGAATTGACGACCACCGGTTTCGTGATATTCTTCGCCACTTTCATTGGAATTCCGAGTTCCTTGATCGAAATATTCGGATCCGCTGTAATGACCGAACGCGCACTAAAATCCACACGTTTCGCCATCAAGTTCCCACGCATACGCCCTCCCTTTCCATTCAAACGATCCTTGATCGATTTCAATGGCCGGCCACTTCGTTGTGCAACTGACGCAACCCCCGGTATTTTATTATCGACTTGAGTAGCGACATAATATTGTAATACCGTCGTCCAATCATCAATCACATTTGCAGCAGCATTTGATTGTATTTTTTCTTGTAACGTCTTGTTCGTTTTAATAATATTCACCAAAATATGACTCAAATCATCCTCTGAACGCTGTTGGGCATCGTGTTTGACGGATGGACGAATGGCTGGTGGTGGAACAATCATCACTTGACAAACCATCCAATCCGGACGCGACCATAAAGGACTGAAACCCATAAACGATACATCATCATCACTTATTCGCTTGAATATTTTCAAAACGATTTCAGGAGTCAATTTGATAATAATCGGCTCGGATCCATCATTATCCGTTTTCCATTCGGCAAAAATACCAGCTAAACCTTCTTTACGAATTTTGGTCGGCTGTAAACATCCACAACCATCGTCCGTATCTTCTCCACAACGCCCCATCTTATTACAAAGAGCAAACGCATATTTCCATCTCGCCTCCCCCTGTAATTTGAGAGCCTGTTTATATTTTTCTTTACTAATCAGTAATTTACTACATTTAAAACAAACACAACGCAATACTTTTTGAATGGTATTCAAGTACTGAATATAAAACACTGGACGTGCCAACTCAATATGACCGTGATAACCAGGTGTTTTCATATAATCTAAACCATCCGTTGGACAGATTAGACCGGGTTCTAACACACCCATACGCGGGTCAAATAAGCCACCGATCACTGGTTTATTATTCATATAGGTATTACGATTATTAATCTCTGCAACAGAACTCTTACGAATTTCTTCTGGCGACAAAAGACTAAATTGAATACCAATTACTTTTGAAGGACGAACTGGAACTTTTGAATGAAAATGATTGCCGTACATCTCTTATAATTATTATTATATTTATATTTAGATTGTTTTCAAAACATTTCTAATTCAATTTTTTGGGAAAAGATGAATTTTGCAATATTCTGCCCCGATTACTTTCATCGCATCTCTTCGGCAAGATTTTCCCTCTTTAGTTAACCTCATACATTTATAGGTGTAGGTTCCGTTTTCTTTTCTTTTTTTATTTTCTCTCCAACATTTACTCGCATCATCGAAATCAATCCCGAATTCCATTTTTATATGTTTAAGTTTTTATATTTAAGTTTTGTATTTATATATTTTGTATATTGTAAAATCTAATCATTTTACAATATATGAGAGATGAAATAGAACAATCTGGAGGTATGAGAAAAACAAGGAAAACAAAGAAAATAAGGAAAACAAGGAAAACAAAGAAAACGAAAAGAAAACACCAAATTCCTAAATATAAATAATTTGTTTTTCTATTTTTCTATACTTTTTTATTATGACGACAATCCTTAAATAAACCCGGAACAAATTTACCTTTTTTAATCATTGTTATATGATGCGGACAAATCATCTTTTTATGTGTTTTTTGATGTTTTCCATTATGATAGTGACTTACACTTTTATAACCATTTCCCTTTTTAATGGAAACTAAACGAACCGTTTTTTTACCACCCTTATGCTTTATTTCCTTGTTGTAATAATTGAATTTCACTGTTTTCATTTTTATTATATATAAATATTATTTTATATATTTATATAAAATAATGGATAAAGAAGATTTTACTTTATTTCAACGTCCATTTTTTAATGAACAATCTACCAACTGGACTCCTCTTGCTGTGTCCAGTTGTGATGCTAAAAATTGCGGTCCAACCGCTTTAAATTTGACAAAAATAGTACCAATAAAACAAGCAGAAATCTACAGTAGAAAAGTAGAAAATACGGGTATTTTATCAGAAAAAATGCGTGAAATTATTCAAAATTTTTTACCAAATTATAAGTTAGAAGAGAGGAATGTCCAACCGATTGAAAATTTATATTCCTCCTTAAATAATGAATTAGTACCAGGAAATGCTACCATTATTTTTTTATATCCCAAGCCAAATAAAAATAGTGTGCATCATATTTCGGTAATAGAAAAAACAATGAATAATGATATTATTTTATTGGATGGACAAACAAATCAATATTATTCAGGAGAAAATTTACAAAATTATTTGGATAACTATGAATCTTTTCATTTTTTCAATAGTAAAAATACGAATCCATTAAAACGTGAATTCACAGAAATACAATCTCCTTTTCGTAAATCTTCTATTCAATATACGCCTTCTAAAAAACAAAGATTTTTTGTTAATCCATTAAAACGTAAATTTACAGAAATACAATCTCCTTTTCGTAAATCTTCCATTCAAATGCCTTCTAAAAAACAAAGAATTTTTGGAGGTAAATATAAGATGAAAACAAGAAAAACAAGAAAAACTAGAAAAACAAGAAAAACAAGAAAAACAAGAAAAACCAAGAAAACCAAAAGAAAATAAAATATCTATCTAATTATAAAATGAATCAACTCATACTGATCCATTTATTACATATTTTCATTTTCGGTTCTCTCTTTTTATATGTAGGAATCCAGAATAAAACAATTCCTACTTGGTTGTATTCCGTTTTATTCTATTTAGGATTCATCATTCTTTTTTATCACGGATATAAAACATATGCTTTATTAAAAGCGGGTAAAAATCCTTGGGTCAATCTATTCCATATTTTCATTGTCGCTCCTTTATTGATTTACATTGGTGCAAATGGTATTAAAACACCAATGTACGTTTATCAATTCGTGTTAATGTTGGCATTTGCAGTGATTGGTTACCACGGATATTACCTTTTGTTAGACTGGTAGGGTAGGGGGATATACATCCCCCCTACGACCCCCTGATTGCATTTTTTGGTGAGCGAGTTTCTACAAAGAAAAAAACAATCATATTATGCGTAGCACAATATCATTGTAGAAAATTGTTGTCAATTTCCGCGCCGAGGTCATAAAGTAAAAAGCCAACGCCCTTAACAAGGAGGGGGTTGTAGGGGGGACGTACGTCCCCCTACCCAGTCTTTTGTAACTACTGCTTCCACACTTTCAAGTGCACCTTCGGTCCACCCTTGGTATCTCGAAACCGCTTCCCCTACTACTAAAAAGCCATCCTCCGGGTGTTGAATGGCTTTTAAGAATTCATCGCGATTACGAAAGGTTGTATCCTTACCTAAAGGTAATGGCTCACAACGGTTGCCACGTGCATTGTTAATGCATAAAGGCTCAAAATAGTGGGTTCCAATCGGCCAATAAAAATCCTTGATCGCAATTAAATACAAAGAATTCGATGGAATTCCCAATGCCTTTTCAAGTAAACGAGAGAAAATCGTGCGATTCTCCTCGGTATTTTCCAAATAAGGTTTCAATGCCAAAGCGTTTGCATTATCACTATAAGCAATCATATAGACACCCTTCTCGGCATTCATAGGTATTATTTTTTGTAATGGTCCAGGAACCTTCGTATAATGTTTCACATATTCATTCATAATCAAGGCAGATTTCTTATCAAATTTCCCATACAAACGTAAAAAGGGTTGTCCGTGAATTTGCTGGTAAATACTGTTTTTATTACTTGCCCCAGGAACAAGTCGATGAATAGATGTAATAGTGGTTGCCAAAATGACCCGATTTGTATAATATTTCTCTCCTTTTTCAGTTTCAATTTGGAAAATACAAGAATGAGATTTGGAAGAAAAAGAAGAAGAATCACTGATTTTCTCAATCTTTGTAACTTTTTGTGAAAATCGAAAATGTTCCCAACCGATTTTATCACATAAAGTAAGAACCATTTCTCTCCACGGAATACTCAATGCCGTCCAACCGGTTTGATTATCATCCATTCCGTAATTATATAAGGTTTCTTTGGTATCCGCATTTTCATAATCAGTATATCCTGCAGAAATACGAAAATCCTCATATAATTCGGGTCCAAGAAATTTCTTGAAAAATTGACTAAACGTAAGATTCCGTGAATCCGGATGGTTTTTATATTCTTTTTTCAAGAATTTGATGATTTTTACCAAATCTACTGGATGCTGAACAGTTTGTGAATAATCCATAATCGATTCATAAGGTTTGTATTTGATTTTGAGTTGTTTCATCAAATGAATGAGCAACGGATTTTTATCCAAACGGCCAATCCCTGCGCCGGTTACGACGCGCGTTCCATAAAACATCTCATTACTTGCACGTCCTCCCACCCATTCTTTTTTATATTGTTCTAAAATTAAAAAACTTGTTTTAGGGGCGTATTGTTTGATTTTATAAGCGCTGTATAAACCAGCCATTCCACTACCGATAATAATAATATCATACAAATCCATATTTTTTTGGGGTTTCATTGTTTTTGTTTTGCGATTGATTTCCATTGGTTAAAAGATAAATAGGTATATATATTCTCTAAATATTTATATGTGTAAAAATCCGTGATTATTTTAATCCCTCCTTATATTAAGAACTCAATGGTTTATGAATACTTTGACAAAATTGTCTGTATTAATTTAAAAGAACGCCCAGAAAAGAAAGAATGGGTTCAAAAATTGGCCAAAAAACACGGCATTCCTGTGGAATTTTATGAAGTCGAGAGACATATTGAGGGAGGAATGGTTGGCTGTTTCGAATCTCATTTAAATATTATTCGTTCGTGTTACCAAGACCATTTAAAAAATGTACTTATTTTTGAAGACGATTTCTCTCCAACACCTAGTTTCAATAATGAAATCTTGTTAAACATAATCTCTTTTTTAAAATCAAATCCCAAATACGAATATTTTCAATTAGGATATACGATTATCCCCACAGAAATACCCGCTTTTCTTACGTGTAAAAACCTTGTACCCCACGTTTTAAAATATAATGGAAATACGACACACGCTTATGTTATGAGTCGTGCAGGAATGAAACGCGTTTTAGAAACTCATTCGAAATATTTCAAAAAGATCGACTTGGATTTATATTACAAAGAAATCTTCAAAAATAATGGCGCGTGTGTGTATCCCCTTTTGTTTGACCAGAATTTTTGTTTGGAAAGCGATAATTTACAAGCTACTTCTGGTTATTATTCATTCTTGAGAGAATTTGCTTGTACGTTTTACCAATATAGTATTGTCTACGGAATTTCTCTCTTTCGTTTCTATTTTCTTTGGATTTTTTTCTTTCTTGTTTTGATTTTTTTCTTTCTTGTTTTGATTGTTTATTTCCTATTTTTTCAGAAAGGTTTTAGAAGTAGTTATTCTTTAATTTTAAAAAATAAATAATAAATAATATATATAGGGAAAGAATGAATTTGATTGTGAATCTTGTAGGTATAAGTCATTTAATATTTGCCATCCTTGTCTCTATGTATGGTTTTGTAATAAAAAAAAACTGGTTTGATAAATTTTACATTTATTATAATTACCTTGTTTTTATTTCTTGGACACTTTTTGATGGCGAATGTTTTGTTACTTATGTTGTTAAAAAATTAGAAAATCCAAACTATGTTGCAGGATCAGAAAGTACAGATTTAAGCGATATGAATATGAATTTTGATAAAAAGATTTTCCGTGCCTTTTTGGATATTTTCGTAACCTTAAATATCGTTTCCATCTTTTTAGTCAATCGACGAAATAATTATATCTCAATGCCATTGAATATGATTTTAGTAGTAACTTATTTGATTTATTCTTTATTTTTAAGGAAATTTATGGATAAAAAATTCTATTATCAAAGTGGATTGAATAAGATATTCGGATGGTTCCAATTTTTTATGAGAATTTTTGTTATCTATTTATTGGTACTTACTTTATTACACCCTTAAAGAAAATTGATTTGATTTTTAATTTAAAACGAATCTTATATTATACTATTATAAGATCCGCTTTCAATCTACAATGACCAAAGAAAACAAACAATACGTGGCTTCCAAGAAATCTTCTACCTCTACCAATGGTAAAAATGATAAGAAATCAAAGGAGACCAAGAGAGATAATTTAGTTTCTAAGAAAAAACAGAATCATCAATCCGATAGTAGTGATTTCGATGATTCAAGTGATTTTGAAGATGAGGAAGAGATGGAGATGGATGAGCACGAATATCGTATGTTTCTTTCCAAATTATTTCCTTCCAAACATTTAAATGAAAAAATAAATGCTGGAGAAAAGGTGAAAAAAATATTGAAAGAAGATAAAAAACAAGAAAAAGAAAAACAAGAAAAAGGTAACAAACAACAAAAACAAAAAAAAAGTAAATCCAAAAAAGAAGACTCTGAAACTGAAGATGATGACGACAATGATTATGAAGATTACAGAGATGATCATTATGATGAGGAAGATGAAGAAACCATTGGTTCCTCTTCTTCTTCGGAGGACGAAGTCATTATTAAGAAAAAAAATTTAAAATCCAAAAAATCAAAAAAATCTAAAAAACAAGTATTCTCTGATTCGGAAGAAGAAGAAAGTAGCGACGAAGATGAAAAGAAACATTCAAAAAGAAGAGAAAAGGTTAATATTATTCTATCCATTGGTGGGGATGAAGATTATGACGAGGATGATGAAGACTGGGAAGATTATGAAGATGATGACGAAGAAACCGAAGATGAAGATGTTTCCGTATCTTCAGACTCTTCAAGTGAAGAGGAAAAAGAAGAAGATAAAGAACCAATCAAAAAATCAAAAAAGAGTTTAGCTTTAAAAACAGAAAGTCCTGCTTCTCCTTCTGTTGCCGCTCCTCTTGTTGTCTTAGAAGAAGAAACGGATGAATTCTTGCTAAAACTCAAGGAACTTTATGAGTCAAATAAAAAGAATAAATCCATTCAAAAATGTATTGAAGCCTATGAGCAAGAAATGAAAGATACCAAGAAAAAGCGCGAAAAAAAGGAAAAAAAACAAAAAGCTAAACATACGCGTATCTTCCGTCGTATTATTCGCGATAAAAACACAATGAATGATTTCACCTTTTTCGAGAAATTGGAATTGGACGCACAGAAAAAGATGATTAAAGAATTACGTGAAATCAATAAAATGACACGCGTTGAAAAGCCTTATCGAATGACGCTGTTAGAAGCTACGATTCCTCCGCTTTTCAAAGCGGCTGCAATGAAAAAAATCAATTCCTTGAGATATATGGAACCGGGTAGTGGCGAATATTACAAGATTAAAACGTGGGTAGATACTTTTATGCATATTCCCTTTGATCAATATAAAAACTTACCGATTCATATTTCTGATGGGGTTGAAAAATGCCACGATTTTATGGAAAACGCCAAACAAATTTTAGATGATGCGGTTTACGGTCTCAATGATGCGAAAATGCAAATTATGCAAATGTTGGGACAATTAGTAACCAATCCAAAAGCCATTGGTACTTCGATTGCCATTAATGGACCTCCAGGTACTGGTAAGACCAGTTTAGTAAAAGAAGGAATCAGTAAAATTTTAAATCGTCCTTTTGCTTTTATTGCACTCGGTGGTGCAACTGATAGTAGTTTTTTAGAAGGACACTCTTATACCTATGAGGGTAGTATGTGGGGGAAAATCGTTCAAATCTTGATTGATAGTAAATGTATGAATCCAGTGATTTATTTTGATGAATTGGATAAAATCAGTGATACGCCAAAGGGGGAAGAAATTGCAGGTATTTTGACCCATTTAACAGATACTACTCAAAATAGTCAATTTCACGATAAATATTTTTCCGAAATCGATTTCGATTTAAGTAAATGTTTGTTTATCTTCAGTTACAATGATGAAAGTAAAATTAATCCGATTTTGAAAGACCGTATGTATCGTATTCAAACGAAAGGTTACGATAAAAAGCAAAAGACCATTATCTCTAATGATTATTTATTACCCAAAATACGCGAACAAGTTTGTTTTCATAAAGAAGATATTACCATTCCCGATGAAACCGTTCATTATATGATTGATAATTTCTGTAATAAAGAAGATGGGGTTCGTAATTTAAAACGTTGTTTAGAAATTATTTATACGAAATTAAATTTGTACAGATTAATGCGTCCTGGTTCCAATCTTTTTGAAGAAGATATGTCGATCCAAGTTGAATTTCCTTTCCAAGTAACAACGGATATGGTAAAGAAGTTGATTAAAGTGGATGATAAAGATAAACTTACTGCGGCAATGTATAGTATGTACATTTAGTAGGGGGACAGAAGTCCCCCCTACGACCCCCTCCTTGCTTTTTATTTTATCACCTCTGCGCGGGGTCAACAACTATTTTCTACAATCATATTGTGCTATGCATAATATGATTGTCTTTTTTCTTTGTAGATACTCGTGCGCCAAAAAAGCTAAGTTTTTATTCCCCGAAGGGCAGAGGGAGGGGTCATAGGGGAACCGTAGGTTCCCTTACCCAGTGTACCTGAGGAGGACTCGGCCATTCGTTGAAAGGAATTGCCTTCGTCGTCGACCTTTCCAACAACAATAATTGCTCAAGCGCCTTTTTTCTTCTCTCCAAAGGAAACATTCTGGAAGGCAATTTTCTAGAAAGTTGTTTCAAGCGCCATTCAAATTGTAATGCCGCCGGCCAATCCGGAAATCCAGATACATAACATACACGTGTCCACGTCTCACCCTTTATAACTCTTGCAGAAGTCGCGTGAGCACCACCTTTAATTTCCTTGTTATGTTGTCGTAATCTTCTGTCTAAATCAACGGTTGCACCTACATAGGTTGCGTGATCGCTAGATTCCAAAATATAAACATAAAAGTTTTGATTTTGTGTAGAGGATATATCTACTTTCAATTCATCCATTATTAAAAAGCTGGTTCCTTTTAGAAATAATAATGAAAGAGTATATTAGTAATTCCGATGAATAACGAGTATGAAAAAATCGATTTTTTTATACCACTTCATCGTTACCATCCCCTGTTCCGAAGTTGTATAGAAGTAATCATCCAGTTTTACGATCCCCGAACCATTTATGTTGTGACTTCTATTCCTGAAATCAATAAAATAAAAAAATGCGTTCCACTTTGGAAGACCGAAACAGAAACCTTCCTCTGTTTTATTGATGAAGATACTTTTTTCCAATCTACTTATTCCATATCTAAAGAAGAAATCAAAAATAAATGGTATACTTATAAAGACGATCAATCGAGAGAATTTGGATGGTGGTATCAACAGATTCTTAAATTAGGAGCAATTAAAAAAATTCCTCAAATAAGTGATCCTTTCATTATATGGGATTCTGACCTTGTTCCCGTTCAAAAATGGCCAATTTATCCAACCGTTCAAGTGCCTTTTTTTCAGTTCGCTTTACTACAAGAAAAAGAAAAATCCTTTTTTAATAAGACACAATATAATGATTCAATTTTTGATTTATTAAAACTACCAGAAATTTCTCCACCAGAATCCAAAGGAACCTTTGTACCGCATCATTTTGTCTTTCATCACAAAGTCATTCATTCTTTGATTGATTATATTGAAAGTATTCATCACACTTCTGAGAGATTAGAGAAAGAGAGAAAAACGTGGATTGAAATCATCGTTTCTTTGTCCAAAGATTACTATCGATTCAGTGAGTATAAAAGTATGGCCACCTTTATGTCCTTTTATTTTCCAGAATTATTACATTACCATCCTTTCCAAGAATATGGAGAGAAAGGAATACGGATCCGCGATTCCCAAGATGCTTATTGTTTTTTAGAAAATCTGGAAAAAAACCTAAAAAAAAATACAAAAAAAGAATCAATTTCGTATGAAGAATTTTGCAAATTTGTAAAAGAAGAATACAAAGATAACGTACCTAGTTATATTCAAGTCGAACATCTTTGATTAAGGGGCCAACGATTGAGTAATTTTAGTGGCAGTTCCTAAGGTGTAATCCTTTTTACATAAATATAAATGGTTTATTTTGTATAATCGCAAAATAAGGTATAAATACAATTTTTCTATTACAATATAAATATAGTATTATTATATATAATATAAGAGTAGTTTATGAAATTATTTCCATTTCTTTCATTTTCATTTTACATTGGTTTCTCTCTTCCTTTCATTTCGGAAGGATATCTTGGGAAAACTTATTTAAAAAATCGTATTCAAAACTTGAAAATGAACGATCCAAATATAGATGTCATTACCAAATACAAATCTTTTTTCGATCAAGAAAATATTAATGAAATTATGGAAAAAATCAATGCCCATCAATTATCAGATATTTATATCAATAAAAACTATCCAGAAATTGTTGCCGTGGATGCAAAACTCGATGTTCCAACTGATATTTTAAATTATCATTTATCAACCGATATAAATCCGCTTTTATTACAACAAGTAGTAAACAAAGCATTTGAGAATAAAATTCTTATTCATTTTGCAGATTTCAACGATATTAATAGTTTTTTCGCTCTCTTGAGTAAAATCCCGGATTTTATTATTCCTTTTTTGATTGGTACTTTTGTCCTCAATGTTATCCGGAATATCATAATCAGTTCAACAAGAGGAGGTGGTCAAGGAATGAATCCATTCGGTGGTCGTGGTGGAGACAATCCTTTTCCTTTCGATAGTCAATTTGAAGTTCAAACCATCAAACCCAATGTTACCTTGGATCAATGGGCGGGTAGTCCAGAGGTCAAGGAGGAATGCGAAGAAGTTATTAATTATGTTTATAACAAAGAATTATATCGAAGTGCCGGTGCAGAAATGCCGAAAGGTATTTTATTGGAAGGACCTCCAGGTACTGGAAAAACAATGATTGCCAAAGCCATTGCCACTGAAACCAATAGTAATTTTATTGCTGTTTCTTCATCCGCATTTGTCGAAGTATTTGTTGGGGTAGGTGCTCAAAAAGTGAGAAATCTATTTGAAGAAGCGCGTAAAAATAAACCGTGTGTTATTTTCATTGATGAAATCGACGCCGTTGGAAAACAACGTGGCGGTTCCGGTTTCCGTACCAATGGGAATGACGAACAAGAACAAACCTTGAATCAATTATTATTTGAAATGGATGGGTTCAATGATAACGAAGATATTTTGGTGTTAGCAGCAACAAATCGTAAAGAAGTATTGGATTCTGCTTTGTTACGTCCAGGTAGATTCGATCGTATTATCAAAGTCCCTCTTCCGGATAAATATTCAAGAGAGAAAATATTGGAAAATTATTTGAAAAGAAAAAGGGTTGACCCTTCTGTGAATATTTCATTCTTGGCAGAATTAACCAATGGATATTCTGGAGCAGATATTAAGAATTTGGTGAATGAAGCGGCGATTCTTACGGTCAAACAGAATTCAGCGGTTCTTACTGAAGAATCCTTATTGTCTGCTTTAGAAAAGTCAATGATTGGACTTGTGAAGAAAAATTATACTGCTCCCTATGAAACTCGTAAGAGAGTCGCATATCACGAAACTGGACACGCATTACTCGTGTATCTTTTCCCGGAATATTTTAATCTACAAAAAATTTCCATTCAATCCACTTATAATGGTGCGGGAGGATATACGATGTTTATGGAAAAACCAGAAATACAGGAGAATGGACTTTATACCAAAGATATTTTAAAGAAACGACTCATTATTACATTAGGAGGAAAAGCCGCTGAAAATATTATGTATGGGGATAATTTTGTATCTCTTGGCGCAAAGGAAGATTTAAAGCAGGCGAATGGTTTGGCGAGTCAAATGATTGGTACCTTTGGAATGGGGGATTGTCTGGAAGTTTTTTCGGTGAATGAAGAAAAACAGGTACGTAATATTTATTCGGAAACCTTCAAATCTGAAATCGATGCTGAATCCCTTGATTTGGTAAAAGAGGCTTATCAAGAAGCCAAGACGCTTCTTAAAAAACATAAAGAAAAATTAATTGCGTTTAGTCATATATTAATGGATAAAACGAATCTTTATCAAAAAGATATGGAAAAGGTTTTTTCTGTCCAATGTGATGATGCAATTATTCGCGATTTATGATAAGGATTTCTTCAAAAATTTCATATAATTTACACTAGGCGATTTTTCAATACATTTATGTTTTCCTATAAAAAATGTAAAATAATTAAATTTTTTTTTATATTCTATTTTTTTTTCACCCATATTTATTAATACACCGATGAACGTTGATAAAATAATTAAAATATATAAAATAAATGTTATATTATCGTAAATAATAATTTTTTTATTATTTTCATCTTGTCGTTTTTTATTTTTATCCCATTTTTTATGTATTTTTTGGTTCATCGTATCGTGCTTTAATATGTTAACAATATATGTTATTCCCAAAAATATTAAA